CACTTAGCTTTGCGCTATGTAGATCCACGAAACTATCCCGAGGGGGTGTTTTCCGCCCTCCGTTACCGAAAAGATGTCCAAGCGGTGGACCTTCTTAGGAAGGCCCCTCTGCCGACGACGTTTAATCGACGCGACGCAGCTATGGCTGCGTGGGAACAGTCCGAGACCAGGTGCTATATAACGAACGAGTTCATCGAAACATTACGAGCTCCGGGGATCCAAAAGGATCCTATCAGAGCAGCATACTCCCAATTCCTGGGAGCATGTAAAAACCGTTTGTCTCGATGGCTTGGTCGCATTCCTGATTCACTGGAAGGCGGCTTCCGGCCCCGGCACCTGTGTTGAATATGAGTCTTCTGACCCTACGGTAGTGGATAAAATATGGCTCACGCCAACCACCACTCCCAGCGCGTCACTCCTTTTTGAGTGGCACTACTCGTCTACCCTCTGGGGTAGAGAGCGCTGGGCAAATCGACTAGGCGCGCCAGGCGTCTCCCGTGGCAATCGTCTCACGACGGTGCCGAAGGACGGGAAGACTGATCGTCCTATCTCAATAGAACCACTCGGAAACTTGTGGCTCCAAAAAGGGATCGGACGTGTCCTGAAACGCAAACTCACCGCTGTTGGTTTTCCGGCCTATAAACCGGATTCACGGGAGCTCTTTCCCGGCTACACTGTGACTAAGCGAGACGCTCAATCCATTCACCGAGAGCTTGTCTTTAGGTGCGGCGACGAAGCGTTATCAACGATCGATTTGAGCTCCGCTAGCGACACCGTAGCAAGAGAACTAGTCAGAGAGCTATTGCCCGATGACTGGTTTCAATTGCTCGACGATTGTAGATCAAAGATGACCTTGGTTCCTTCCAAGGGCCGGAAATCATGGCGCCATATCGAAAAGTTCTCCTCAATGGGGAACGGTTTTACTTTCGAGCTGGAGTCTATGATTTTCGGTGTTCTTCTCGCTGTCGCGTTCGGGTTAACTCCTGGTCGTGATTTGTGGGTCTTCGGTGACGATATCATTTTACCGAAGCGATTCTTTGATAGTGCATGCAACCTTCTCGAGATGAGCGGTTTCGAACCGAATCGACGTAAGTCGTTCAGGGACGTACCATTCTTCGAGAGCTGTGGCGGAAATGTCCACAGTAGGATCGACGTCACACCTGTCCGGTTGAAAGGTCCTGTTGATGACATTGCGGCAGTCTATGCGTTGCATAACGCGTTGTTTGTCCGCGGTCATTCACGTAGAACCCTCCGGAAGGTGCGAAATATGATCCCTCGTGCGTTGCAATTTCCTGGGCCTTCTTGGCTAGGAGATGTCGTCTTACATGGCTTGCCTTTCGAAACGCGAAGCAGTCAAGGAATTAAGACTGTTAAGTGTTTGAGATTGAAGCCCGAGTATGAAATCCCACTCGAGCGTTGGTCTCCAGAACTGGCCATGTCTGCCGTCCTCCTCGGTGTTCCCAACCGAATCGTACGGCGTCGAACTGCCACAATCCCTGTGGCAGGGTGGACTAGCGTTAGCTAGTAATTGGTCTTCTTCCTACCCCCAATCCTTCTTCTGGATGAAGAAGGAGAAAGGGCTCATCTTTTGAAGCGTTCTCCTCTCGAGGAGAATTCGACAAAGAAGAAAGAAAACGACCTGGTCGGGG